GGTGTTTCTTTGCTGGCATTTACTTTTTCTTCCTCACTGTTTTCTTTTTAGGAAAACCAGCTTTCATATTAGAATAAGCTTTCTTACTGATTGTAGATTTAGACTTAGGTCTGCTTGTACCAGCTTTCTTACGTGCATTTATATTTGCGTATAGTCCACGTTTAGCCATTACTTACCACCTTTTCCTTTTTTCTTTTTCTTATATCCACATGCCATTGTATATCTCCTATAAGTTACTGTTTGCTAATTTCTCCTGTACTTCAGCTTGGAACGCTGGGTCTTTAGCATATCTTGGGTCGCCCATATCAGCTTGTACTTGAGCCCATGATTCATAGCCACCTTGTGAAGTAGGTGCTGCTTTACCTGATAGTAATTTAGGGTCAGTACCATTAGCTGCTGTGTATCTAGCTTGTAAACCAGTAACAGCCAGCTTGATAGTTTCCATATCACCACTGTTAACAGCGTTGTTATAAGCTGTCTGTTCAGCTTCAGTTAAATTTTGTCCAGCCCATTGAGTCATTTCTACGTAAGCTTCTTCTCCACCTACTAAGCCTTTGACTTCACTGCCTTGTTGTAATGCTCTAGCTTCTTGTCCAGCAATAAACTGGTCTACTATATCTCTACTGATACCAGCTTTCTCTAGTCTTTCATAAGACTCATCAGCTAGTTGACCACTCTCAGCATACTCTGCACTGAGTGAATCCATGTCAAGTCCAGCAGACTCAACAGCTTCATCAGCTTGTATTTCTAAATCACTCTTAGGTTGTTCTTCAGCCTTCGCTTCTTCCTTAGGTTCTTCTTTAGGTTGCCCTAATTTAGATTCTAATTCAGCGTATGATTTAGCCATTGCTTCAACAGATTCAAACTTCTCAGGTAAACCCTCAGGTCTAGAAGATTCTACTTGTTGTTCTTCTACTGGGGCTTCTGATGTAGTTTCATCTGATTGTACTACTACTTGTTCTACCATTTATTTCTTCTCCTTTATTGTGGTTTAGTCATGTTATTAGCAACAGGTTGTACTACATCCTGTGCCATATCCATCATTTGTTGTTGAGCCATTTGCTGTTGTGCAGCTTCTTGCTCTTGAGCTAGTTGCTCTTCACTCTTAATTAATCCTTCAGTATCAATACCTAAACTGGTAGCAACACGAGTAATCAAGTCATTAGGATTTAACACCTGTACTATTTCAGGACTAATCTGAGCTAGTTGTCCTATCTCCATAACAAATTCTCTTAGTTTCTGTAGGTCATTACCACGTCCTAAAGCTTCTATACCTGTGATAATAGTAGGTGCTACAGAATCTTTTGGAAGCTTTGGTATCTCATTGGATTGAGACATACGCTTCATTAATACTTGTACTAATGGTAACTGAAACTCTTGAGATAATAATGAGTATATACCACCCATACTAGTCTCTAACTGTTCAGCCATGTATCTAATCTCTTGTGCTGTAACACGTTCAGCGTCTCTTTGTATTGCTGTGTGTAATAAGAAAGCGTAAGACATACGTTCTTCTAAACGTCCTATGCTACGTTCTACAATACCTAAATCATATTGCTTCTCAGTTTGCAGGCATGTTACGTCGTCTCTTTGTCCTGTAATTATGTCCCCGTTTCTAGTGTTAGCCAAATCTCTTTTACGAGTGACAGCGTTAGGTCTAACCATAAATACTACTTTACTTGCAGCTGCTGATGATTCTACTAGTGATTGTGATAGTCCCTCTAGTGACCTTAGGTCTCCTAGAAATTCCTCTACATAACCACGACCGTAGTCTTCACCATCTACTCTAACCATACGTAAAGCTTGGTAAGGCATGTTGTCTGCTGGGTATGTACCTACTGAGCTTGGTATTTTGTGTCCCATAACTTCTTGACATACATAGTACTTGCCATCAGGTAATCTGTATATATGAGTATATATCTCACAGTCCTCATCTTCTTTATAATCAGGATACTTACCTATAATTTGTAGTGTCTCTTCATCTAGTGCGACTGGACTAATGCTTTCTTTAATAATTACTTCTAATAAATTACCATCTTCATCCCTTCTACAAACAAATTGTGTTATACCATACACACGCATGTTGCCTTTCTTAGGTAGATATGTTAGTACATTACCACTTACAATAAGATGTTTTAGTGCTTCAAATACAGATACTCTAAGTGCTAGGTTCTCTATTTTTTTGTGTATCTCACGCTCAATTTTGGCTAGAGACTTCTCAATTTCAGATTGTAATTCAGGGTTCTGCTCTAGTTCCTCTTTAGTTTTACCTGATAAAGATAATCTAAAGAAAGGTGAGTTGGGTGGTAATAATAATAATAGAAGTTTGGAAGCTAGGTTGTTAACACCTCGTGCTCCCACTGATTGAAATGGGGTATATAGTTCTGAGCTTGACTCGAAGCCGTCGTCAGGAATAAGGGTTGGTATTGTAAGTTCTGAGCACTCACGGGCTCTGTCTAGATAATGTTGTCTATCTGCTTGTAGCTTTTCATAGCGTTGTTTCGCTGTCTCTTTCATCATCTCTTGCATAATTAACTAATGTTTAATCCTGACCCTGAAGTAGGAATAGATAAGCCTGATGTTTGTAAAGCTTTTGTGCCTTTACGTTTGACTTTCTTTTTTCTTTCTTCTTCAGTTAACTTCTCTTCAGCTACCTTAAGTGTTGGTGCTATTTCTTCTCCTGATGGTGAAGCGATAGGCGGAGCTGGAGTAGGTGCTGGTGGTGGAGTAGATACTTTTGGACTACCTGTGCACATATTATCTCCTTATTATTGTGTTGGAATTTGTAAGCCAGCGTTTGACTTGTTTAAAGTACTTGTACCAACAGCTGACTTAGATGTTTTGTTTTTTGTTGTTTTTTTAGTTTGTTTTTTAGAAACAGTTTTTGATGGTGCTTTATCATCTTTAAGAGAAGCCTGTGATGTCTTTGAGTCTTTAACCTCAGATATAGGAAAAGGCTCATTAGGATTTTTTTTCTCCCAGTTCGCTTTTAAGGCACTTCCTCTTCTTCCACTACACATGTTACTTATCTCTTTCCTTTAGTTGGTTAATAAAGCGAACAACATCACGTTGTCCAGCCTTGAAGTATATGTCCTTCATTTCATCTGAGATATCAGGTGATTGCTCAGGATATAAACTATTTAACAGCTTAATAAACTGTGGTACTGTCTTAGGTAGGGTGGTTTCTTCTTCATCCTTGCCTACTATATCTTTTATAAACATATTTTATCCTTCTAAAACGGGTACTTTAAGTCCATAGTGTACCAGTTATTGTTCCTTTATTGTATTCAGTTGCTCTATTCTCAAAGAAGTTAGCGTGCTCAACACCATTAAGTACCCAGTCTAACCACTCTAATGGGTTATCTTTTACTTTGTAGTTAGGTTTCAATGATAGTTGTAACAGCCTACGGTCAGCAATATACCTTATGTATTGCTTAACTTCCTTAGGTTCTAGCCCACGAATACCCCCTTGCTCAAATGCTAGGTCAATAAACTTATCCTCTAGCTCAACCATGTCTCTACAGGTTTGATAGATAGTTGCTTTGAAATCATCATTCCATACGTTTGGATTCTCTTTAATCATTTCTTTAAATAGTTTAATCATACTCTCTACATGATGTGACTCATCACGGATAGACCATGTAACTATTTGACACATCCCTTTCATGCGACCAAAGCGTTGGAAGTTAAGTAGCATAACAAAAGAAGCGAACAGTTGTAGTCCTTCACCGAAGGCAGAGAAACAAGCTATGTCTCTAGCCAGTCCTTCTACTCCTTTACCTTTATCTTTAAATAAGTATTTATGTTTGTCAGCCATCTCCCTATATTCTTGAAATGCTTTGTACTCTGTCTCAGGTAATCCGATAGTATCATTTAGTAATGAATAACTGTGAGCATGGTTAGCTTCACTGGCTGCAAAAGAAGTTAACATCATGCGTACTTCAGGTACTTTAAACTTAGGTAAGTATTTATCTAAGTAAGCCTTAGCTATATCTACATCACCTTGTGTAAAGAATTTAAGTATCTGATTAATAAGATTCTTCTCAGGTTCTGTTAGCCTTTCATTCCAGTCTCTTACATCTTCATGTAGAGAAACCTCTGAAGGTAGCCAGTGCATCTTCTGTTGCATGTCATAGGACTCAAACGCCCAGTCATATGTAAATGGTTTATAGTGTGTACGTTCTTTAAATAAATTCATTATCCCTCGCAAGCTATACATTCCCCATCAGGAATGATTGTTCGTTCTATCTTTTGTGACACTAGTTCTGCTCTCTTCATTGCTTCTGAGCGACAGTAGTAAAGTGTCTTGAGTTTTCTTTTCCAAGCCAACATGTGTATGTCATGTAGTTCACGGATGTGAACATCAGCTGGAACGAATACATTAACAGATTGTCCCTGACAAATAAACTCTTGTCTGTCTGCTGCGTGTTCTATTACCCACTGTTGGTTAATCTCTATGGCTGTCTTGAATGTATCCTTCTCATAATCAGTAAGACCTTTGAGTTCTAATACTGAACCTCTGTTGGCTAGTATCTTCTTCCATGTCTTCTCATCATTCATACCTTTGCTTTCTAATAGTTTCTCTAGGTGTTTATTCTTAACCAAGAATGAACCTGACATTGTCTTCTGCACATAGGCATTAGCCCTGTATGGTTCGATAGCTGGTGATGTAGTACCACATATGATTGAGCTAGAAGCGTTAGGTGCGATAGCAAGTAGGTGAGCGTTACGCATACCAGTGCCTTCCATGTCAGGTGCTTCACCTTTCTTAATAGCTAATCGTTTAGATTCTTTGACAGCCTGTTCCTTAATATGTTTAAACATCTGTAGGTTCTTAGACTTAGCCAATGCTGATTCAAATGGTATGCCTTTAGATTGTAAGTAAGAATGGAATCCCATTGCACCTAACCCTAAGCTACGTTCATTCACAGCAGAAAACTTAGCCTTGTATAAAGTGTCAGGTGCATTGTCAATAAAGTGCTGTAGCACATTATCGAGAAAGTGGATTAAATCAGGTATGAACATTGGGTCAGCTTTCCACTCATCATACTTTTCTAAGTTGACTGAAGACAAACAACATACAGCTGTTCGTTCTTCATTGGTGGGTAAGGTTATCTCTGTACATAAATTAGAATGGTTTACTTTTAAACCTAAATCTTTTTGTGCTTGTGGTAGACCATCATTAACTGTGTCACCAAACATAATGTATGGCTCACCTGTGGCTACTCTGTTTTCTAATATACGCTGCCATAACTCACGGGCTGATATAGTTCTTACTATCTGATTTGTATGTGGGTCAATTAGATTCCAGCTATCATCAAACGTTGGTTCTTTGATACAGTTGTCAATCAATTCCATGAAGTCATTAGATATGTTAATACCATGATGTAGGTTCAGACACTTCCTGTGTACATCACCGCCACTAGGCTTACGCATATCTAGAAACTCTATAATCTCAGGATGGCTTACGTCCATGTAAGCGGCATAGCTGCCCCTTCTAGTCTTTCCTTGTGAGAAGGCTAACATCTCTGAGTCTACTACATGTAGAAAAGGTATTGACCCTGACGACTGAGACCCATTACTTGTGCCAGTTCCATCTGAACGAATGTGTCCCCAGTATCCACCGACCCCACCACCGACAGAAGCCAGCCATGCGTTTTCAGTGTAGTGTCCAGTCAGTCCTTCTCTACTGTCAGGTACATAATTAAGGAAGCATGAAATAGGCATCCCTCTATCTGTACCACCATTAGTTAAAATAGGTGTAGCGTACATAAACCATAGCTTAGATGAATAATTATATATACGCTCAGCCATCTCATCATTATCAGAGAAAGCTTTAGCCGCTCTCATAAATGCCTCTTGTGGTGAGGTCTCTTCAGGTAACAAGTACCTATCATGTAAGGTAGTCTTACCAAACGAGGTTAACAATTCATCTCTGCTATAATCCATATCCACTCCTATAATATGTTGAGAGGGTTCACATGTGTGTTCTCTCTAATTAATATATCTATATACTCTTTTGCTTTCTTTAAGTCCTCAAGCTTACCTTCCATGTCCTTATGCTTAGTACGCCAACGACATACATACTTGATAACGTTAGCCTCACAGTAAGGTATCTCATTCTCAATGATAAACGTTACAGGCTGTATCTTGTACTTGGCATAATGCTTGGGGTTGATTGCATTTATCTCTACCTTCTTCTTGGTTGCCATAGTTTTACTTCTCCAGTTTTTTTGTTGTACTCACCGTGCCGTAGTATACGAGCACACCTAGCTTGCTGTAATGCTTCAGCTTCTGTGTATCCCTTCTTATCATAGGCTTGTAAAACTTTGTCCCACAGGTCTAAGAGGGGTACATTAATATCTGTCCCTAGTATCTTCTCAGCTGTCTTGATACCCACAGTAGGACACCCAGTGTATCCGTCTACTGCGTCACCAATAAGTGACTGAGTCATGAACCAGTAGTCAGCTTCATATGGTGTGACCCTTTGGATGTTAACACCATCAGAAGATACACCCACTGGTATTTGTTTTAAGTCTTTATCAATAGATACAATAACTTTATCTACATCAAAGTGTGGGTCAGGTGTGGTAGCTAAGATACCTAAGACATCATCAGCTTCTATGTTGTCCCACATAATACCTTTGTGATGTTCCATAATATACTTACGCAACACTGGAAGTATCAGCGGCTTACGTTTAGCTTTACGATTGTCTTTATATGTAGGCAGTACATCCTTTCTAAAATTAGTAGGGGATGTTAAACATATCTTAACTCTGTCTGCTTGTAAGTCTTCTTTAAGTTTCTTGATAGCTTCATCTACTAGACCACAGCACTTGTCTTCATATGAATGTAGTGTCCATAGTCCATCACCCCAGTTAACTGCTTCTTCATTTTGAAGAGCGGTCTGATAAATAAGAATGTCACCATCAATAAGTATCTCTCTCTTAGTACCCTTAGGTACTTGTGGTTGTCTATCTGTCAATGTGTTTCGCTCCAGTTATTACCGACTTTATATTCACCAGTCAGTGGTATTCTTAAATCAAAGTACTTGCCTGTTGCTTCGATAGCTTCAACAGCTTTCTCACCAATAATGTCAGCCCAGTCTGAGCCACACTCTACTTGTATCTCATCATGTACCCACACTACTTGGTTAACATTCATGTAACCTTGTACTCTTTTATTAAACTCAACCAGCCAGCGTTTGCATACCAATGCACCACCTGATTGTAGTAATGTATTCAATGCTGAATGTGCTGAGCGTACCTTAACGTTCCTACCATCTAGTCCTTTGATGTAACCTTTGGCTGCTGCTTTTTGTACAGCTTCTATAAGTTTACTCAAGGCTGGTAAGTTGTTTAAGAATCTTTGTTTAACTTGCTTTGCTTCCTTTACTGTCTTACCAGTAACATCAGCTATCTTGTTCACGCCACCACCATACAAGAAACAATAATAGAAACGTTTAGCTAAGTCTCTTGAATCTAGACCAGCTAGCTTCTGTGTCTCTGTATGTATGTCACCGTCAAGTACCACCTTAGTGTATGCACCGTTGTCAAACTTAGCCATGTAGTGTGCTAACATTCTGACTTCCAATGCTGATACATCTATACCCACTAGCTTGCGGTTGAATGGTGTAGTAAATAATTCTCTACACTCTTTACCGTAAGGTGCGTGAGCACTGGGTACTTGTGCTAAATTAGGGTAGGCATGGCTGGCTCTTGCAGTCACTGTCGAGTTGGTGTTGCAAGTGCCGTGAAGTCTGCCAGCTTTAACAAGCTTCAACCATGCCTGATTACCTGTGGCTAACTGTCCAATCCTTTTATCTAAAAGGAAATGTTCAGCGAGGAGTTTTGCCTCAGGATAATCTAAACTGTTTAGTACTGAGTCATCAACCTTAGGCTTACCATCAGTTGTATACTCATCAGGTTTCCAGTCATACTTATCTATCAGTCTTTGTGATACGTGTTGTCTACTGGATGGATTAAATGTTTCTTCATGCTTCTTAATAAATGGTTGACCCTTAACATACCCTCTAGTCTTGTTGTTAACTTTAGGTATGAATGTTGTCTCTTTAATTATAGGCGGGAACAGTTCTTGTAGTTCCTCTTCTATCTCTAAGCGTCTAGCTTCTAGTTTACCATAGAGTTCTTTGGCTTTGTCTTCATCAAACATAAAGCCATATTGTTCTTGGTTGAATATAAGTTTAGCTACGTCATGCTCTAGTTCCATAGCTTGTTTAGAGTAACCTTTCTTTTCTATTGCTCGATACAAACCAACGTTAACATGTACGTCTTGCTTACAGTACTCTAACATTTCAGGGGTAAATGTTTTCCAGTCTGTTTCTATGTGTGCTTTATACTCACCAATGCGGTGACCCCATGACTCAAGACTGTGTCTACCTATAAGCTTAGTGGGAAAGTCATTACCACGCTTAAAGTCTGCGTCTCTAATGTCAGGGAATAATAAACGTGTAGCGATAATAGTGTCAAAGATTTCTCCTTTAGGTTCAAAGTCATAAAACTTTTTTAACATAGGTAAATCAAACTTAACTATGTTGTGTCCAATTAATAACTTAGCACGACTCATTAACTTTATAGCGTCCCAGTTATCAACATGTATTATTTCATCTTTGTCTATATCGTACAAGATAATACAATGTATCTTAGTTGCTTCATCCATGAGTCCATCAGACTCAATGTCAAACACGTATCTCCTCTTCATTTAAAATGTTCTCCTTTGCTTAACTGTTTTCTATATTCTTTTAGGTCACGCTTGAACCAAACCTTTTTAGTTTCAGGACAGACGTAAACTATTTTTACCCCAAGCTTATTACCCAGTGCATTAGTAATGCGTGAAGTAATCCATCCCTTTGGGTTGTAGTATGCACATTTGAAATCAATGTAGATACATTCATGTGTCTTCTGATTAATGGCAACACAATCAATTACACCTTGCGGTGCAACGTTAGTGAATACCCAGTAACCTTGCTCGATTAACCATGCCTTGCCGAACAGCTCAGCCCAGTGCCCCTTGTCATTTTTCTTCATAATTTTATTTTAATTATTTTTTGTATTACGCAAGTCGGAATGATAGTGGTGTTCCCGATATCTTTTATCTTACCATCACTATCTATGTTGAAGTCACTAGCGAGTCTAGTCACCTTGTTATCTTTTTTAATTAACCACCCACTAGAAATACATATAGGTAGCTCATCAGTAATAAGGTCATCAATGTCACGCCAGTTACTATCAGATTCTATATCAACCCAATAGACCATAACGAAGTCATGCTTGATAAGGTCTAGTTTAGGTAAGTATCTTTTCTTTTCCATTAGTGCACTGGATGTTTCACCACCTCTACTTGCAACGCTCTTGTGTCACCTTCTTCTACTAACATATCTAGTGCATTGTTTAATAATTGTTCTGCGGTATCAGTGCCTACTGGAATTTGGATAATATGATTAGTCTCTTCAGTCTCAGCTAAAGCTTTCATAATTACCTGTGTCCATTGTACTGTTTTGTATTCCACGTTAGAAGTCGTCCTGTACATCTCCATCTGTCTCCCGTAAACATCCTGTTTCTAAATCATAGTAGAGTGTACAAGCTTTGCCTGTCTCTCCACTAAACCTATTTTTCAACACGTTAACCTGAGCCAAGTTCTTGTCTGACTGTAAGTCTCTAGACATACTTATTATCATATCAGATAACTGACCGATTGACGCACTTCCACGTAAACTATTCATAGATACTGCAACCCCATCCTCATAACCTTTGTTTCCTTCAGGTCTCTTAAGGTGGGACACCAGTATTAATCCAATGCCTGTCTCTTCTACTAGAGTCCTAAGCTTTGATACTGTATAATCTATAAGTTTACGTTCGTCACTTGTAGTCTCATCACCAACAGCTGACAGTGCCATGTGTAAGTGGTCAAGTATTACGAAGTCAACGCCGCAACCTTTAGCTAAGTATCTTATCTTAGATATTAAATTGTCACTGGCTGTTGAGCCAAAGTGATTGTACAAATAAAACTTACCACTACCCACAGTGCTGTCGAATACTTCTTTAAGTTTCTTATCGTCGACACCTTTGCGGTCTAAGTGTAATGGCTTACCCATTTCTATTCCCATGATACCCAATGCACTACGCTTGATAGATTCCTCTAGTGCTATGTAACCAACGCTGAAATTATTTTTCAGTAAATGTAAGGCTACATGTCTACAGAAACTAGACTTACCTACACCACTACCAGCAGTGACAGTAACTAGTTCTCCCTTGCGTAGTCCATGTGTCTTGGTGTTAAGACATTCAAATGGATATTGGACTGTAACATAGCTATCTTCTTTTTGTATATCATCCCAAAGGTCAGCACCAGCTACAATGCCATCAGGCTGGTAAGCCTTAGCTGACCAAACACAATCAATTAACTGTTGTCCTTTACCAGCACACAGCATTTCGTTTGCGTCCTTCAAAGGCAATGAACATATCTTTGCCTTGTTTGGTGAGAAGATTTTTGCACATTCAGTGGCAGCCTCTTTACCAGCTGTATCATTATCAAACATTAGAACGACAGAGTCGAAACCCTCAAGCCATTCTAACTCTTTAAGTAAGTCACGCTTAGCCCCCTTAGCTCCAGTCTTTACTGATACTACAGGATATTTATTTTGATTTACTTTCGAGACAGAGAGAGCGTCAATCTCACCTTCAGTAACGATAACCATTCTTCCCTTATCACGCCATAGGTGTTGACCAAATAACTGAGCGTCTTTAGATTCGCCAATCCACTGAAAACTTTTATCAGGGTAGCGTAACTTCTGAGCTACTAGTTCATGGTCTTTGTTATAGTAGTTAGCTATCTGCACTGGTCTCTTATGAGCTGTGCCTATTTGATAATCAAACTTCTGTAACGTATCGACATCTAGTTTGCGTTTGGCAAGAGCGGTGACAGTCCCGCTGACAAAGTCAGCAGTGTCTTTTGTGGTGGTAGGTGTTGTCATTGACTCTCCATTTGTATGATATCCACAACCAAAACAATAACTGTGTCCATCACTGTATATTGCTAAGTTATCCTTAGACCCACACGACGAACATGGTGCATGGTGTAGAAATGTGCTTTCATTTTGTTCCATTCTTATAGGGGTACTTAATCGTACGGCTTTCTATCTTGTAGTTTTTTGTAAGCTTGGTGTACTAAGAACGCCACCTCACCTGACCCACTTCTAAATGTTTCTTTAGTGATAGCTTCTAGCATACTCTTTACTTCATGTGTTACTACTACTTGTGTGTATTTCGATTTTCTTTTTTCATTTGCGTCCATAAATTTTTTCTCCATTTTATTTTAATAATTCTTGTACATTAAAGTTAGGTTCACTTGTATGAAAAATGTCTCTGTGTCCCATGACTTCTATAACGTCAGGGTATTCCATCTTTAAATCATCTACTGTCCACTTCAATGCTTTAAATTGTTCAAGAGTGTAGTTACAGTCGGATGTGCCATCCTCTTTATTACCACCCACTAACACAATTCCTATAGAATTTTTATTGGTTGGTTGGTGTTTGGCTCTGTTCATATTGTAATGTAAGAAGCCACCAGCTGAATCAATATCTCTACCGTCTTCTACTGTGCCATCTCTTCTTATTATTTTATGAAAGCCACCTTCGAGTAACCCTTCCTTGCGTCCTTCTATGTCCATCTCTCTGCTGCCCCAGTCTGTATTAGGTGCAGTATGAGAACAACAGACTACTATGTACTTGGTTTCTTTCCTTTGATTTCGCATAGCCATTCCTTTGGAATATGTTTAGTAGCATACTTGAAGCCATACTTTTCACACCACATACCATACGTGGTCTTACTCCGTTTATTTATCTTGGCTTTAGCATTGCTGAATAAGAATCTAATATCCAGTTTAGGATATTGTTCCTTAATTAGTTTCATTTTTTGTCTATCTGCTGTCGTAAACAATCCCTTAGTCTCAATGAATATGTCTTGCTCAGGAAGATAGAAGTCAGGTGTGTAAGTATGTAGCTTCTCAGGTTTAGTATATTTTAATTTAGTTTCTTCAAACTCGTAACTAACACTCTCACTTCTAAGTTCCCCAGCAATACGTTCTTCAAGTCCTGACCTGAAGCCGTAAACAAGTCCGACTTTTTTAGAAGTCAGAGGTTTCCGTTTCAGTCGTGCTCTCCATGTCATCTTTAACTTGTGTCTCCTGATGTTCGTAGCCATCTGTTTCATCAAACCCAAAGCCTTTAGCATTACCGCCGCCGCCTTCTACTAGTTTGATTATTTGTACTGCTCTCAATCTCATAGAAACACCAGCACCAACCATAGCTGTGTAGTACGGTATCAATTCAGCTGAGACTTTCATCTCACTGCCTGACCATACGTTCACATCTTTAGGCATTGGCGTACCCTTAGCGTCAAACAATGCAACCTTGTTAGGTATAATTGTGCCGTCCTTAGATACTATCTGTGCTTTGCATTTGAATTTAAAGATAGTGTTACCAGTTGGATTACCAGCTTCATCTACTTCTTCAAAGTAAGGTGCGTCAGCTTGTTTAATCTTCTTACCCTTAGCTTTTTCTTGAGCTATCTCCTTAGAAGTTTCCAAAGCTTTATCAATGCGTTGCATTAACTCTCCAGCGTCCTCAGTTTTTAAGATGAGATTAGTTTTATAATGTCCATTCTCATCAAAACGAGTATCAGGCTGTGTTAACCACGCATACTGACTAACGCCAATAGGTGTTACTACTTTTTCATTTTGTTGTTGTGCCATTTTATCTCCTTGATTATGGTTTATTATCTTATATGGGTACTTTATGCAAAGAAGAAGTCACACTCTCTCAGCTTCTCAATGTCCAAGTTACCCTTATCTAATTCTTCAGGTAACTCTTCATGTAGTTCCACTGGTAGCTGTGCTTTGACATCTTCCTTAAACTCTTTAAGTACATCCGTTTCTGTAAACGTTTGAATAAATGCTTCCTTCAATGCACTACTCAACATCTCTACATCTGCCGCCGTAGTTCCGAAGCTATCATGCACATTACAAAAGTTTCTAATACCATTTTCATATGCAATGTTAACTGTCCTCATCATAGCTGCCGAGTCGAGTGAGTGTACAAAGTTAGGTGCAACACCATTACTCATACGTAGTTTGTCTGTCTTGTCAGTCTCATAGTTTACTCTAGGTTTGATAACCTCTCCGAGTAACATGGTCTTGACTCTCTTGCTCTTCATTTCAGGGTAAGATTGATAGACAGGAAAGCCGACAGGTGTTATCCAATGTATAGGTAATTGCTCTTTGGATACAACCTTAGCTATCTTTTGTAGGTAGTCCATACCCATACGAGCTGATGTCAGATTGTCTCCAATGCTGTCCCATATCACTCCAGCTAAATAAATAGCTGGCTTGAATACATCAGTCTTGAACGGGTGGTCTTCCCCCTTATCTTTACGCTTGGTCAAGTCTTCTACTACAAAGTCAGTGCATGAGTATCTCGTAGACCCATAGCATATAGTCATAATGCTACGCTTAGTGGTACTACGTTTGATTCCATACTCTAACCATGCGTGTGCATAAGGCTTACCCTCAAGCTTATCTTGTTTCAGTTTCTCTATTACTGAGTCAGCGACAAGCTGGTAGATGTCCTGTGGTGTATCACTAGGGACAACATTGACCAGCTTACCAGCTGTCTCATCACGTAACATTAGCGAGTATAACTGTAACCCATTACAGCTACCGTCTATCGAGACAGGCAAGTGTGATACATAGCCGTAGCCTGTATCTTGAAACTCAACCCACTCTTTACACCAAGCGAGGAATTGAAAAGGCGAGTCAGCTTCTTCCCATTCTCGATTGACGATAGGGTCTTGGACTATGCGACGAAACATCTGCATATTGGTGGTATCCATAGACCAGTCTGCTCTCTGTTCGAGAGTAATCTTATCATTACCCCACACGTTAGCACCGTGTACGGCTAACCAAAAGCCACCACTGTTGTCTTCGGTTATCTCTTTACCATGAGAAAAATCTAACAGTGCCTTAGCACCATTGATACCCTGATAGTTTAGAAATGCTGGGACACAATAGGCTCTACCCCTGAAGTCTAACTGCAAGGGAAAGTATATGTTGTCATAATCTTTAAACTTATCAGCTTCCCATAGTATCTTGGCGTATAGTAATCTCTTACTAAACATCCTAGAGTTCTCAGTGTGACAGATGACAGCTTGTTTCTTCCACTCCTTACGTGCTTCCTCATTAGTGTCAATGTCATGTGGCTTGTTAGGTATCTCCATGTTCTTAATTGGTGGCATACCACCCATAGCAATACCATTGTCCCAAGCGTGCTTCATTACATCTAGTACAAACTTGTTAACCCTGAAGCCAGTCGACTGCATACGGTTAACTGCGTTGTATACTTCAGGCATATCAAAGTTCTCTAGCTCACGCTTGAATAACTTATTCTTTTGTTTGACTAAGTCTAGTTCAGGTAACTCCTTCGTCCAGTATCCACCACCTGTGACTGTCTCCCAGTTTCTAGGCGGCATGACAGTTGGTAGGTACTCAGGATTCAATAGCTCATTAAAGTTATTTCTATTTTGTATCCACTCTCTAGTCTTAGCTGTCTGCTTGATTATCTTAGTACGCTTACGATTGATAACCTCAAGTCCAAACTCAATCATACCTGTAGCTGACTGCATAAACTCAATGAGTCTCATGCCTGTGTGTAGCTTCTCTTCCGTAGTCCACTCTTCCCACATAGCCACGCTGTCACGCTTAGCTGATTCCTTCAGCTTACGTCTCTTGTATGCGTAGTTCCATGAACGCTTGTCTAAGTCATTCTTGACTGCGTCAAACAGTTCAGGGTTTAGGTTCTTAAAGTTACGAAGAGATGTCTCAGTCTCAATCTTACCACCCAATGCAATACTCGTAGCCGTCAATGGCTTATGCTGAGTGATAGTATTGATGACATGCTTAGCACATATCATGGCTGACACCTCAGGCTCTATCTCTCTTAGCTTAATAAAAGCTTTCTCAGGCTGACCCTTAGCGTCAGCATTAGATTCAAGATAGTCCTGTATGGCTTGTGCCAGTGGTCGTATGGTATTAGCCACCATGACTTTACCATAGCTGGTCACTGACTCCTCTTCACGCTGGACATGAGAGACCCTACGCTTATTGACTCGCTGTTTACCCAGCTTAATCATCTCTGCTTCATGGTCTAACTCATCAGCGTACTCTTTTATATTCTTAAATATCTCTACCATGTATACTCCTTAGGTTAATTGTGTATTGGTATCTTATATGGGTACTTTAAAACTCAGACCCATAGTCCTTTTCATTCTTACCCACATGATATGGTTTCTTTAGGTCATTAGGATGTACACCCTTAGTTATCCAAGTCTCATACATGTGACGGCGTACTGCGTCAATCTTGCTGAAGTCATGCCAGTCAAGAGTCCTTAAGAATTGTTTGTAGTGTCTCTCTCTTACTGGATTCCACCCGACAGGCGATTTATTAGCTGGTGTGTCACTGTTTAATTGTTCTATTGTTAGTTCACTCATAGTTATTCTCCTTTGTTAATATTGTCCAAAATTATAAATTTTAGCATTTACTTTTTTAACCCATTCACATTCATCTGTATATGAGTAGCCATGACTTGTCATCAATTCGTGTTCTATTTCAAACCAATATGCACCACTACCTGACTTAGTCCACTTGTCCCACTCTTTATTCAACATAGAGTCTAATTTTTTAAACTCTTTTGTTATATTTACACTCATAGTTATTCTCCTTAGTATGTGTATGTGTTGTCATTCCACCATATAGGTGTTGCTAGTTTCCACGTAGCAAAGTCCCGCTTGTCCTGTCTGTAATACGTACGATACGCAACGACAGGGTCAGTATGTTTATACTGGTCAGGCATAGCTTGTGGAAAGTCAGTTAAGTCCTTAAGTGGTAACTCTTTAGGTAATGCTGGTAAGCTTTTTATAACGTCCCATGACTTATGATTATCAGTTTTGTTATAGCGTAACTTGTACTCAGCATTGAGTCCCTTAGCTAGTTGTCTAGTCCATAAGTAATTATTCCTAGACTCCTTGAGCCACAGCGTACATGGATGTTTAGGATGTGTAGACTTGTAAGGTGTCTCATATCCTAACTCATTTAGTACGGTGCACATCATCTGAGCTGTCTCAAGTATCATCTTGACTACGTGTTTGTCGCAATGATACTTAGCACAGGTGCGTGGATGTCTGTCTAATATAAATATATTCATAATACCTCGCTATGTTATTGTTAAATAAGGAAACAGGTGTTTAAAGTACCCATATTAGTGTAAACCCCTGTCTCCCCTAGCTATATATAGCTATTATACTTCCTTGTTATACATCTAAGTTACTAGGCTTATGCCCATACCTTAGAGAGTCCTGTAGATACCTAAGCCTCTTCTTAGGGTCATCCCCCATAAGAATATCGAAGAGCATATCAGTACGGGTACGAAAACGCTTGTCAGTGACTCGCTTAAATCGTGACTCATACTGTCTACTCTTAATGACATAAGGCTTAGTCTTATACTTAGACGCTATCCTAATCACATCATCTTTAAACAGGTTATTAAGCTGTCTATTGATAGTGCTAGGCTTAATGTCAGGAAAAGCTATCCTCAAGTATTTGAGTAATGGACGCTTCTTGAAGACGACTAGCTTACCCTCTTCATTAACTTCCATAATACCGTCTTCCTTCATTACCAATAGTATCTTGTTTTGTATATCTTCAGGCGAGTCAACCTCATCTGTGAAATACGACTCAAGATACTTACGGCTTGTCATGTCTACCATTTTTTTACCTCACTGTTAATTGTTTGTAGTACTGTCTTTTTTAACTAAATGATATTGAGAATAGTGACGCTCTGTTTCATTTATAGCGTCCCATACCTCATTAATCCAATCAGCCAAATCCTGTCCCTCTTCATCATCAAAAACATGGTCAGGAATTGAGTTATCTAAGTTACTCATAGCTGTTTTTAGTTTAACCCATACCGCTCTGTTATTTACTTGCATTTTTTACCTCGCTGTTAATTGTACTAGAACCCCGACACTTTACTGGTCAGGGGTTTCGGATATTCAATCCTCGTCAGTAGTACTGTTTTACCTCGCTGTTGTTTACCAAAATTCTACATATTTAATTGAGTCTTGATATTCCCACCAAGAATTAGTCAATAATGTTTCCATTTGTTCCGTAGTATAAATATAATTTTCTTTTACATATTTTACTAATTGAAGAGGCTTACTCTTTAACTCATACATGTCATCATTATCATCAATTCTAATCCATAATTCATCATCAGAGCATTTAGTAATATCTTCTTTACCCATATCTGTATATTTCATAATTTACCTCGCTTTTATCTTTTGCATGATAGGTATAATTACCATGCCTATTAAACACCCTACAATAGTAAGCGTCATCCATGTGAAATTACCTGTCACTAGGAATCCTACGCCGTCACTAAATGTATTCCCTAAGCCAGCACTGACACACGCCAGCACCAGCTTATCAGCATGGATATTATCAAAGTATTTCTCAAGGTAGTACTCGACGCTTGTATACGAAAAGTACATACCCAGTATTAATATGAAATTATCCATGAACCCAAATATTATAAAGTCCATTATTACCTCACTAACTCAGTATCATTGTTAACCTGTAAGTAGATACATTCTTGAGCCATATCTTTACATAGTTGATAGGCACGATTCCATAGATATGCGTAAGCTTTGCTGAAATGTTGATTTTCTACATGAAACTCATATATTTTAATATTATCTACATAAGCTTGTCCGTCGTCAAACCAGAAGCCCTCAGCTTGAAACCTAGTAAAGCCCGATATTCTGGCTACGTTTCCATTTTCCCTAACGTCTCTAATATCATTTATAAAATGGTCATGTAAAGACATTAAGTCATTACCGTCATTATCTTGCATAGGCAGATATAATTTTATTACTTGCATTTTTACCTCGCTTGTTAATTGTTAAATGTTACAGACGCATAAACCATGTGGACGCCCCTAGCTATCTAGAGGCGTCAGCGTTTCGACTATAGAAGTCTCATCAGTGTAACTAGTCGATATACGGTAAAATACCCCGCTGGATATCTCGCATTATCATGTGAAATTGAAGCCTAGTTATACGCTTAGCTGATAACTCAGCCCTTGCATAATCTTCATTAGCTTCTACTTTTTGAGCATAAGCTTCATCATCATCCATTGCACGTTGTATTTGTCTATTCATTATCTGCTACCTCTCGATATCAATACATGGTTTCCGTTATTTTCTAATAAGCGTAAATTTGATTTATTTGTACGCTTTCCCTCATGTGTGATATACATTTCTTTCATTGTATTTCCTCGCTTGTTATTGTGTTGTTTCGCTCTTTTGAGCTCGTC